ATGGAAAAAGTAAATAGAAATATCATGATTAACAAAGCCGGCGGCAACGCCAGCAAAGGCGGAATGACATACCGCATCTCTCTTCCGGCGGATTCCGTCAGAGGAATAGGCGTTACACCGGAAGACCGTGCCGTCATCGTCGAGTATGACGATGAAAAAATAATTATAAAAAAAGCGAAATAGTACTTGACTATTGGACACCAATATGTTATACTTAAATCATCAAAGAGATAGGAAATCCAAAAGGGAGGAAACGGAAATGAAAAAATATAACTTATCTGCAATCATGAAAAGAGCATGGGAAATTCGTAAGAAAACCACTGCAAGATTTTCTTACGCATTAAAACAGGCTTGGGGCGAAGCTAAAATGGAAGCAAAGGTTTATCCGGTATACTCCCTTGACGGAAAAACCGGTACCGCAGAAGAGAAAAAGCAGGCCGAGGAATTGGTAAAAAGTTTTTGCCAGACCTTTAAGGAGAGCTCTTTGCCTGATACTATCGAAGAAAGTGACAAGTTTATATATCACTTACATGACAAATGGGAAAGCAGTTATATCGATCTTGCTTATCGTTTCATCAAAGCAGCTGTTTCCATCAGAAAAAATTACGGTGAAGTTATTTCCCTTCTGAGATACAATAACGCATCCATTGTTACTAGAATGCTTGTCCAGACTGCAAACCAGAAAGGAATGACCCCGGCCGACTATGTAGATAGCGTACTGGCTATGATTCCGGCATAAGAAAGGAAGAAAAGAATGAAGAGTGAGAAAGAGAGAAGCAAAGAGCTTTTTGATCGGTATTATCCGGTCGCACTAAAAATGATTCACGAGGATGGCTTCAAAGACGTATTTGGCCACACACTCGAGGATTGGGCTCGGCTTGACATTGAGTCTACTCCGAACAACGATTGGATATTCAATCATTTGAAAATTCCAAAAGAAAAAATCCCATCTGGTGAAACATTGCTTGCCTATAAAATTATGAGTGAATTAATGCACAAAGACGGTGTTCTTTACGAATTCGAAAAGATCGCAAAACATATAGATTTTGACGGTACGTCTGATTATGATGTTATGATGAAAAGTTTCATATGGACATCCGTTGGTATGATTTCATGTTAATCAAATACGGGGATAATCACCAACACTGCAAAAACTGTTCAATGAAAAAGAGAGATGCATAGAACATCTCTCTTTTCTCGTGATTGTTTAATACTCAATCAAATAATTTCTACTCACATAAAAAATATATTCCAGACTTTTTTGCACATAATTGAAATTTCTGATTACATAATATCCAATCAAACTATTTCTACTCACATGGGTTTTGCCCCAGACTGTTGCAATATGATTGCGGTATTTCACTTTTTGCTTTCTAACACCCAACCAAATTATTTCTACTCACATAGAATATATTTTTTAGACATATTGAACATAACACTTTTTATTCAAAAAGTAAAGCCCTATCTTAAACTTTCTCTACTCTCTTCCCCTTATACTCCGCCAAAATCCACCCCCGCGAAATCCGCATATACGTCCCACGGGTGCCTACCTGGTGCTCTCCCTTGCATTTATCGACGGTACCCTTCTTGATGATCGCTTCCCCGGATCCGCCTTTCTGGAAATATTTCCGTTTTGCAACCGGAATCGAATCATATTCCACCAGGGCCGCTGACGCGGAAGGCTCTTTTCGGACGGCCATCGACACGGCCATGCGGTATTTCGCGCCCTGCTGGAACACGGGTGGGGAATAGATCAGTTTGCCGTTTGCGTCATACACATGATAGCCGCTCCTGCACGCTTTCTTTGCGTTTTCCAAGTGGGTGTAGCTTCCGATCTGAGAGGATTTGTCCGCGAAGGTTCTTCTGACATAATAGGTCTCTGTTTCTGCCAGTTTTGCTTTGAATTCGTCCCACGTCCAGGATGTTTTGAATTTGTTGTTCAGAACATACGGGTTCGGGCATACCTTATTCACAATATCCCAATGCCGCAGGACGTGGGATGCCGGGATTCCGAGGTCTTTCATCAGTTTTTTTACCAGCCAGACGCAGGACTCCTGTGTTTCCGTTGTGAGCCACCACTTCGGATCCGCCGCACTGGTGGAATCTCCGCCGGTGTTGTGGCAGCACATTTCAATACTGATCGTATTGCTGTTCCGGGCTTCCGGATGTTTCTGGGTATAACATCCAGCAGTCCCAACCGCCCACGGTACCGCATCCAGGCTGCACCGCTGATAAATCGTGCCGTCCCAGTAAATATAGAAATGCGCTCCACAGCCGTCCTCCGCCAAGTCGTGTGCCTGTCCGTCAACGCCGAGGTAGTGCACGGCGATATATTTTTTCTGATTTCCCCAGCACGGAACCCGTGCGGAACTAATTGCGTTGATAATTTTTCTTTCTGCCATTGTTTTTCCTCCTTGTCATTGACAGTTTTTACTACTGTACCTCTTCCCCTTTGTCCAGAACGATTCCTTCCAGGGATGCCCGGATTTCCAGCATGTACATATACTGATCCATGATTGTTTCCTGCTTTTTCAGCAGTTCCAGCGAGCAGGTCGGCTCGAATTTGAGAGTCCCGGCCTCATACTTCACGCACATTTCATGCAATGCATCACGACGGATCTTCGTCTGCAGGTACTCTGCTTTCATGCGGTCCCGGTAATCGGGACTGTTCATCAGATCTATTGTATCGGATAATCTCATTTGCTTCTCCTTTCTGGCGGAATGGTTCCGTCAAAAACAAAGAGGACGATCACTCGTCCTCTCATTTTTATGAATTGTTTTTATCGATAATCTGCTTGAACGCCTGGTGCAAACCGGTACTTGCCAGTCCTGTGAACGCCCCGTAGACAATCGTTTCCAGCGTGATAGGATTTCCACCGGACACGGTCGAAACGCATGCCAGAATCGCCCCAAGCACAGCCAGAATGGTGGGAATGTACTCATTTGATACCTTTTCTAACCAGGCAATATGTTTGATGCAATAGCCAACAATCAAGCAGGCCACAAGCACCACCGGAATGTAGTAGTCCGTTAAAAAACTCAAATCCATAATTTTACCTCTCTTTCTGCTCTAGTGGAACAGCTGTCATTGCATTCTATCAGACCATTCCACCAGATATGTATTGTTTATTCAAAACCCAATCTGTTTCAACGCAAAGCCCAGCACCGCTCCGACCAGTGCCGTGACTGCATAACCTACAGCCTTCCGCCACATTTCCCCGTCACGGGATTCCAGTGCTTCCAGCCGCTTTCCCTGCTGTTTCTGCTCTTTGACCATGCTCTGCAGGCTCACAGCCATTTTTTCTACTGACATAGCGATATCACCGATCTGGTGGATGGATTTTTCCACCAGCTCAATCCGCCGGTTCTGACGTTTGTCCTCTTCTTCCATCCGGCGGCGGAACTCTTCGTGTTCTTCTCTTGAAATTCCTTCCAC